ACATAAGATGGTTTTAATATTTTAATTCTACGTTTGGATTCATTAATACTATCTTCATAAGTATAGTTAGTAACAGGGGTGCCAGATAGTACTACAGTACTGGTTATGTTAGCACTGCTACTGGTATTAGAAGTATTTTTAATACGATCACCAGAAATAAACCCGCCTGTGGTTACGGTTACTCTAACATTTGAACTACTAATTTTTTGAGTAATATAGCCTGTACCAGTATTGGTAATATTAGTTATAGCATCGTCTGTATTAAATTCAGAAAAATCAGTACTTGATATAAGATAAACGTTACCGTTGGAGTAGTTACCATTAGCATCTTCATAATGATGAACGGCATTTACATTAGCATACTTACCTGCAACATATCTATTGAGATTATTTGTATCTAAAGGCCAATCAAACCTTGGATCTATAATTTCATTATAATGAAGTATAACCCAATGTAATTCAGAATTATTATAAAACTTATCAGCAACTAGTTCAGGCGTCTCTCCATCCTTAATATCATACTCATCATAAAGACTTAAATTATTTTTTACCTCATCCGATAGCGTTACACGGTTAGTAATATTTGTTACTACTTGAACTGTACTTGTATCGTCTAACGAATAAAAAGTAAAGGGAAAGCTTTTAAAGTACATTAATAACCTTCCTCAATCATTTTCTTAGTTAGAATTTCAAGTTCGCGGAATGTAAGGGACATATTAATTTCTGTAGGTGAGCCATCTCTAAAGGACGAGAACTGATCGCCCCCGTAGCTAACATCCATGGACTCCAGCACACAGGTGGTAAACTTGTGAAAGTAACCATTTTCTTCACTACCAAAATAATATGATATATTAAATTCAGATGGATATATAAAAAACATCTTACCTGCAGACATTTCAGGATGCATATTAAATTTAAATGTGTTAATAATATTATATACATCATCTGCTTCTTTTTTATTCTTAGGAAAGAATTTATATTTAAAAGAAAAAGATCTAAAATCTACCGAGTCAAATACAGTTTCTCTAAAAGGATTTAATGCCGTACCAGTTGAAGCGCTTAATGCGGATCCTATATCAGCTGCTCCAAAAGCCCCTGGAAGCTTAGCTAGTGAAGCACCCATTGCGGCTCCAGCTTCTACAGATCCCGGTTTAAACCCCTGGCTATCAAAGACACTACCACTTAGCACCCCTAGAAGAGTTCCAAGTTCTTTGTTAGCATAATTCATACCGTACTTAATTGTAGGGGGACCATCTACATATAACGCTATAGCATCTGAAATTCTGTAAGTCGTATCTGGTTTTAAAATAGCAGCTTCTTTGACTGCAGCCCCAATTGCAACGCCTGCTCCAGTACCAATTAAATTAGCTCCCACATTTATAGTACTTTCACTTACTATTGGATTTTTGCCACCTGTTAAGCCAAAAGCTTTTGCTGCACCCTTAGCTAAGGTAGATACCGCAACACCTGCTGTTACACCTGCAGCCCCTATAGTTAATGCTCTAATAGGGCCGCTTGCAAGTTGATCTGCGGTTAAATTTGCAGAGTTTGGATTACGTTTAGTTTCAAATAAAACTTTTTCTTCATTAAACTTAGATTTACCTCTAATGTTAATGTTAAAAAGGACGTAATGTTTAAGATTATCTGCTGTCTGTAGGTCAGACGGGTACTGAGTAATGTTTACTTTAAACTTGTTTTTATCAAGTTTTGTACCGGATAATGCAGAAGACTCTTGCTTATATCTATCCAGATATTCTTTTTTTATATCTGCTGCCATAGGGTTTCCATAAATAGTTGGATTATATTATATTTATCCCGTTATGTACAAAGCAACTTACAAAGGCCGTTACAGGGTCGCTAATCCTTCCAAGTATAGAGGTAACATTCACGATGTCATCTATAGATCGTCATGGGAGTTAAAATTTATGAAATGGTGTGATAATAATGTCTCTGTACTTGAATGGGGTTCTGAAACTATGATTATACCTTATAAGTCTCCTGTAGATAGTAAGGTACATCGTTACTTTGTAGATTTCTATATACGGGTCAAAGATAAGCACGGTGCAATTACTAAGTATTTAATTGAAATTAAACCAGAAAAATTTACGAAACCACCAACTATACCGCAACGCCAAACTAAGAGATTTATAGATGAGGTATTTCAATACGGTGTTAATCAATCTAAATGGAAAGCTGCTACCGAATATTGTGTAGATAGAGGTATGAAGTTCCTTGTTTTAACCGAAAAAGACCTTGGGTTATAACGGATAAATATAATTATGGCCACTGTTAATCCTTTTCAAGATATTAGAATGAAGGCGGGCGATGTTGATCGTTCTCTTAACTGGTATCAGGTTCAGATAAAGAATCTTAAAAACGTCAGACCTAATCAGCTGATGTCGAATACCCCTGAATTAACGACTACCATTATGCCTGGTAACATGTATATGTTCTTTTATGATGCTAAGTTAAAAGATAAGTTACCTTATTGGGATATGTTTCCTTTAGTACTACCTTTTAGAAAAGTACAGGGTGGGTTCTTTGGTTTAAACTTACATTATATTCCTTACCCTGTTAGATTTAAACTACTAGCGGCAATGCATGATTTAGCCTATGACGCCAAAGTTACAGAGAATACAAGACTTCAGTTGAACTGGAGAATATTAAATGCTTCAACTAGATATGCACCTGTTAAGGCTTGTGTTAAACATTATCTTTTTGAGCAACTGCAATCTAGATTTTTAAAAGTACATTACCCCGATTGGGTTACTGCCTCCCAGCTTCCAGTTGAGAGGTTTATTGGAGCTAACAAACAAGAGGTCTGGAGAGATTCCAGAAAGAAATATTAATGGGAAAAGCTAATTTTAATTTAACTCAGTTCATAGGGGCTGTAAGACAAGATAGCCTGGCAAGGGTAAACCGGTTTGAAGTCTTTATTAATGCCCCAAGTACCCTGATAGGTAAAAATATTGCTAACTCTGGTGCTGTAAGTTTGTATTGTGAAATGGCAAGTTTACCTCCAGTCAACATTTCTACTAAATCTTTTAAGATCTTTGGACCTACATATCAAAGACCGTTTGGTGCGGAGTATGGTGGGGAAGGTATATCTTTAACATTCCACGTTGATAGAGATATGCAAGTTAAAAAGTTCTTTGATGAATGGACTGCTAAAGTTGTAGACCCTGATTCAGGTTTAGTTGGGTATCAAGACGATTATATTTCTACAATTAGATTAAGACAATTAGATGAGCAAGATAATGTTACTTATGAAATTGAGCTTTCTGAAGCGTTTCCAAGAAGTGTTAATTTACTAGAGTTAAATAACTCTGCACAAAATCAAACCCACCGGCTTAATGTTTTATTTGCATACCGGTATTGGAAAGATATTGATAGAGAATTTCAAACTACCCCAACTGACATTCCTAGACAAAGATTATTTCCTCAATTACCTGTTACAGATACCCGGGCTGTAGTTAACAATAGAACTAGACAATTCACCGCACCAACAGGTCAACTTGAATATGATACCCCGGGGTCTGACCTCCCCATTTCAGCTTAATGATAGGAAAATATAATGGCTTTACCAAAATTAGATACACCAACATATGAATTAATTTTACCTTCAACAGGTGATAAATTAAAATTTAGACCGTTCTTGGTTAAGGAACATAAAATACTTCTGACTATGTCGGAAGCTGACAACAAGGAAGTAGCAAGAATTATAAGAGAACTAGTAGATGTGTGCACATTTAAATCTCTTAAAATTAATGAACTACCGCATTTTGATATTGAATATATCTTTATGCATTTGAGAGCTAAGTCAATTAGTGAAACAGTTGAAGTAGTTGTTAACTGTGAATGCGGTGAGAAGATAGATACAAGTTTTAATATTGAAGACTTAAAGGTTGTAAAACCAGAAGGTCATAGTAATAAAATTATGATTAATGATGAAATAGGTATTGAATTAAAATACCCTAATATAGATGATGTAGTAGACGTATTTGCTTCTAAAGATAACCAAAAGGTTATTGATCTTATTATAAGAAGTATTAAGGCTATCTATAACCAAGAAGAATATTGGGCTGCAGAAGATCAGACTAAAGAAGAATTAGAAGAGTTTGTATTTTCTTTAACCAAGACACAGTTTGACAAATTAGAGCAGTTCTTTGTAACATCCCCAAAAATTGTTCAAACAATTGAATGTGATTGTCCTAAGTGCGGTAAACATAATGTTTCTAAACTTGAAGGATTACAGAATTTTTTCGTATAACCCTTTCCCAGGATAGTTTAGTTAATTATTTTACACTAAACTTTTCATTAAT